GCGTTTGCTTGTAAATAAGCGGCATTTGCAGTTGTACTAACTGTATTTGCCAAATTATATCCAGACTGCGCTGAAACTGTGGCAGCATTGGCTTGAGCATAACTTGCTTGTGAGTATACTAAAGTTGCTGGCGCTGTGTTTTGATATGAAGCGTCACCAAAAGAAATTCCACCATTAACCAACAATGGTTCATACATTGTAATAATATCTTCATTAATAGTGGCAATAATATCATTTGAAGTTGTTCCACCAGCAATAAATACAATATTTGCACCATAAGAAGCAGTACCAATAACAAGGTTTGCTACGTTACTTAATGCTGTAGGACCTTGAACATACAAATATGCATCCAATGGTTTCATAGAAGAATATGTTGGATTACTAAATGTAGATCCATTGATACCCAAATCAATATAATTATTTGAATTGGTACCTGTGTCCGAGGTAACAATTAAATCACCTGAACCATTACTATTAAAGTTTTGTAAATTTAATTGTAAAAAAGTTGGATCCGAACCAGAAAATTGTGCAATAGTGTTTGAAAATACTACAGGATTACCACCAACATTTAAAATTTCATTAGAATAAAGACCTTGTGCCAAAGTATGTGCCGTCATTTGAAATGTAGTATCTGTAGGAATATCTACACCAGCAAAAATTGTATTTGCCGTATTGGCATTAATCATTGTAAAAAACGGTAATTGCGTTATTTTTACGGAGCTCATTTCTTATCCTAAAAGTATTATGTCGTTGTTTTGTGTTACAATTCTATTACCAAATTGGTCTGTTAACTCAGGGAAGAATTGAGTTCCAACAGGACCATCAATTCTAACGTTGGTTGTTAATACAGTCCTTCTAACAGTCATTAATGAATTAGCAGCAGAAGTTAAATTAGAACCTACTGTAATTGTATTGGCACTAGCATTAACTCCAATAACCAACAATTCTGAATTATTAGCAACCAAAACATGGTCACCAGGGTATACAATATCTAAAATAGGAGCCGCAGTATTGCTATAATTTTCATTATTAACGATATCATAAGAACCAGTCAGACTTGATATATTTATCACATTGCTACCAGCATTTGCCGTTACATAAGCAACATTTGCATAGGTCAACCAAACATTATCTTTCAGTACAACAGTATTTGCTTGGCCATCGTTAATTGATATAACCTCTGAACGAACTTGGAATCCATTGGTTAATGTTAAAGTTATAGAATCGTTTGGAAGAATAATTTGCTGTAAATTGGCACCAACTAAACTACCAAATTGAATAATATTATTACTCTGATTTACATAATCAGAAGTCATTGAAGCATAAGATCCTGGATCACCAGTATAATAACCTAATGTGTGTCCTTGATCCAAATAACCAGATTCAGTAAAGTTGATATTTGCTTGACCTTTCATAGCAAAACGACCAATAACCTGCATACCTGATGGATGTAGTAAATCTAATAAGGTTTTTCTATAAGCAGCAATCTCTTTTTCTAATGTAATTTCATAAGTGTAGTTATTGTATTTTGGACTTTGTAATACATCATATGAACTTAATTGGCCAGAACTGTCCAAATATTGACCTTGAGAAATTGCCAAACCATTCAAGAAACTTGTATTTCCTCTAGCTGTACCGTCACCGTAGGTAATTACACCACTACTATCATACTTGGAGTTTACATTCAATGAAGCATAAGAATTGTTTAATCTTAATACTGCACCAGTTGGATGATATCCTGGATTCGTAATAGGACCAGCATATTCTACAACCAATGGTAAGTTATAATTTGGAACATTATTATAGTTATAGAGGCGAATATTGTAAAGTGATTGTGCTGTATTGGCAAAAGAAACCAATTGTGTAATTGAATCTACAGTAGCAATATAACTACTATTGTTCAAACTAACACCTTGATATACAATATCGCCTTTAGTTGGCAGGTTAGTAATTGATACATTACTTACACAGATATCTTGTACTTTTAGTGAAATATTTGGAGTACTAATGTAATCTGTGCCTGGATCCGTAATATTGAAAGTTGAAATAGAACCCACACGGTTATAAACAGGAGAGAATGTGGCACCAGAACCTAATACACCTGGAACATAAATTGAAGCATTTGATGCTTGTGTATTGGCTGAATGTACGGTAACGGAAGGTAAACCATTTACTCTATAACCCATACCACCTAATGGATAACGATGTGGTGTCTGTTCATATGTTGAATAAACATAATTAATGGCAGTAATCATTCCGTTGGATGCTACCTGAGTTACGTTTGCGTGTGCTCCATAACCAGTACCACCAGAAAAAACAATAGTATCATTAACTTGATAACCTAAACCACCATTAACAATTTGAATTGGTGCTAAAATACCTAAGTTGGTCAAATTACTAACTAAACTATCTTCGACAGCAAATTCTGAAGTGGCCACAACTGTAGGTGGCTGAGTGATACCACCACCAGCATTTTGAACTAAAATGGAACCGATTGGATATGTTGAGAATCCAGTAAACGTAAAGGCATTGGCCAAAGAAGTGTTGGCATTAGCTGTTAAATTATTAGCAAAGTTATACTGAGATTGTGTCCAATTTGTAGAAAATGCACCACCAGATTCGTTTCGTGGGTCTTTAGTATTGGCACCAACGGAGTATGGTAAACCATTATGGTAAACGTTTCCAATATACTCAAAACGTTTCAAAGCAATAACGTCAGTAGGAATTAATGATACATTGGCAACGCCAGCTGGGTTTAGAGAACCAACAACAGCAATTGGTGCCGCAGCACCAGCATTCAAATCATTAAAAGAAATAACGGTATTTGGATAAGCAGTATAACCATAACCACCGGTAAGTACTGTAACCCGTTGAATGGAACCGGAGGTGGTCGTGGCAACTGTTGCAGTAGCACCATGACCTGTATTTGAATTTAAACCACCGTAAAACACTACAGGATCACCTGGTTGATATGCCAAACCTCTATTGTTTGGATCGACTTTTACTTGAGAAATCTGGCCAATAACTTTTGCGGATAAAGTTTCAGCACCAGGTGTACCAACTGGTACTTGTTGACCATTTAAGAAATAAACATCTTGGTTATTACTATCAACAACACGAACAAATTCTCCAGATTGGAACAAACGTTCAATATTTGAAATAAAGACTTCTGTTTTAGTTCCATCAAACGTTGAAGTTTCAATTGTTGCAATTGACTTGGTTGTTTCACCAAAGATTCTTAAATTGGCAATATTTAAAAAGTTTGGATTATTACTGGCTAAGTTAAGACTTTGAGCCACATACCATGTTCCAGAGGATGCTTTTAATACAGCATCTTCGGTAAAGAAGAAATCAACATCGGTATTATAAAGAATACGAAATAAAAATTTGTATGAAGCGGGCGTACCTTTAGTCTGATACAACTCTTTAGCAATTTTAATTACTTTTGTTTTATCAGTTAATATATCCGCAGGGAAAAAAGGTAAAAAATCATTAGTAAAGAAATCTAAAAACTGAGTTGTAGTTTCATCAATATCTTTATAGGTTAAAAGATTCTTCGAAACATCAGTTACATTGCCTTCTTGTTCTAACCATTCGTAATATGCTTGTACGAATGCCACAAAATTAGCATATGACGGATCTTCCCGAATAAACTCAGGAAGTTGTGACGCTACTAATAGCGAGGTTTTTTGATTACTTTGAATCATGAATTCGTTTTAGCAGTAACGTTAACTGTAATGGCATTAGGATCATAAGGATCGATTGTTATAATTCCATTGAATGTAGATGAAATTATTGAGGTTGTTGGAGTTGCAGTAATTGCCAACTCTCCTAATGGATTATCTATGCCAACAGGATTAAAGTTATTTAATGTAATAACACCATTAATATAGTCTACAGTACCAACATTTGAATTTAAAATGGTCTTAACTTGATTTGCATTATAGTAATAAGTTCTTAGTGCACCAAATCTCCCCTGAAGATTAACTACAACTGCACCACCTTGACCTGTTGTATCGCCAGTTTGTGGAGTAATTGTTGCAATAGCACTCGTATAGTTATTTCCTGATGAAGTAACATTAACAGCAGTAATTGCACCACCAACAATAACTGCATGTGCTTCTGCACCAGTTCCGTCACCAGTAATAGTAACTTTTGGTGGTAACTGATAACTATAACCAGGATTAATAACTGAAATAGTATCTACACCATATGTTGCTGATGGAACTTCTTCGATAAACACACCAGTAATTGTATTAGCCTTGTTTACGGGATCCAAATATTGAATGTCTGGTGAATTACTAATACCACTTAACAATACACCTTTTTTTAATGGTGTATGGTAATATAAGTTATAAGTTTGTGTAGAAGATAAATTAGGGAAAAACTTCTTCTGTAATTGTAAATTAAAGTCACTGGTCACAATAGAAGCGTCATAACTTTGGATCGTATTTAATAAATCGTAGGCATTAAATGATGAATTAAATGTATTAAGTGTGGATGTACCAAACTTTTGAATAGCATTTGTAATACCTGCCTGAATTTGTGAAGCTGTTTGTGTAGTCTTAGTTGGATCATATAATACATCAACAGTCAATGCGATATAAGTATAATCTGGATCGACAATAGAAGGTTTAACAGTTAATACTGAAATTGGTGAAATAACTTCGGATAACAATCTTGTCTTTTGTGTGGCAGTCAATGTATAAGAACCTGTTGGTTTTAAACAAATGAATACTTGGCCATATACTGGTGGACTATTTTCTTCACCACCCCATACGTTTACAGCATCAAAAGAAATACCTAATTTATTTTCCTGTATCATACTAATGTAATCACTCTTAGTCACCGCACGATTTTGAGCAGCATATGACTTAGGTGCTTGAAACTTAATAGAATCAATAGACTCTTTATCACCACCTTGTGTGGCAGAAGTTACCGAAATAACAGCAGAAGGTGGATAACCTGAAACAGTATTCAATAATACAAACGAATTGGCACCAGCGCCACTCGTACCTTCAGTTGAAAGGTAGTTTACTCGTAAAATATTACCGTCAGATAATTTTTGACCCAATACACCATCACCAAAATAAATTTGATAGTTTCCATTTAATGCTTCTTGTAAGAAATATACCTGTGAAGTATTAGTTAATTGTAAGAAATTGGAAGCAGGGTTATAGATAACTGTGAATGAATTGGATGAAGATTGTTGTACAGACACTTGTAATGTTGTTGTATCGATAGCATTGTCTGGAATTTCAAACAGATACTTTGGATTTGTAGAAGAATCTACAGTAAATGAATAAGTTGCTGGTACACCTTGTTTAATTACCACATTTTGAAAAGTGGCAGTATTATTTACTGTGTTGACTGTATATGAATCAGGATTAGTAAAGGTATAGTTTACCCCGTTAATTGCAGCAGAACCAAAACTCTGATAGGCAGGTAATGTTAAAGAACCTGTAGTAACGCCAGTAAATACAACGTTAACCGTGGCAGTAGGGGCAATGGCTGATTTTGGTGTATAACCTAAAACTTTTGCTTGAGAAACGACAGAACTTCTTTGTACTGCCGAATCCAAAAACATTTCATTAGCAACTTGATTCAAATAATAAGCATTATATTGTGTATTGTATGCCAGTACGTCCAAAAGAACATTTAGACCAGAACCTTCAAAGTTATAGTCTTGGAATGTATTTTGACCCTGTAAATAGGTAATAAAGTTAGACTTGATAGAATCAAAATCTAAATTTGTTAATTGCATGTTACTATTTGCGCCGGCCATTATCTGGTCCTTTGTAATAAAATGTTAATTGCTGTAGGTGATGTTTGATTACCTATAAAAACCGTTAGTGCCACATTAAAGGCATTACCATCTGGATTAGCACTCACAACAAGAGTATTGATTCTGGCTCTTGGTTCGTAGTTTGTAATCGTCCGAGTGACTTCATTCTGAATTAGTGTGGCTGTTAATGGAGTTACTGGTTCAAACAATAATCGATTTAATGTACTTCCAATGTCTGGTTGAAACAACCGGTCATATAAATTGGTATTCAAAAGATTACGGATTGAACGGATTACTGCCTGTTCATCATATTTCATAGACACATCACCTGTTGCCGGTGAAGGCAAGAAGGTTAAATCTAAGTCTGAGTATATGTGTTGATTGATTGCCATTCTTTATTTATGTTGATTTTGGTAGTAAAAAATCTATTTTAATTTAGGTAATTCATTTAAGTTAGCAGCTGCCAATAACATTTGCTGGCTACTTTCATTAGCTTTAACCATTTCATTTCTGAATGATTCTACTGCTGCTCCTGTACCTCTTTGTTGTTGACTGTTTTCAATTAATAATATTGGAAGCCAAGCCATGGAACAACCCCATTCTTCTACATCAGCACCAGTATTAGGGTTTTTACCAACCACTTTCATAAACCATGAACATTCGAGTTGTTGGCATGGTTTCATTCCTAATAAAGGACAATTTGCTTTTGTTTCAATTTTCATTATAATATCACTTTCTTATCATGTATTTGATGTGTTTGCCGTAATTTTTAGTTCCATAGAAACAAATTCCCAGGATTCTGTTGTAGTGTTCCAAACTGGCGCTGTATTTGCTGGAATATCACCTGGAAATAGTGGTTTTACCCATTGTGGATTTTCTGCCGTCATAATTATTCCTTAGTTTTTAGTGCAAATGATTGCATCAACATATTGTACAGCTAAATTTGAAATTGTGTGGTTATGTGCAACTCCACTACCATTGTTTTGTGTACTGATTCCTGTTCCTGCACCATATGTACCAATACCCGTACTTGCACCATAAATGCCAACACCAGTGCCGGATCCGTAAGTATATAGATACACACCACCACCAGAGGTTGTTGATACGGCATCATATGAGAAATTTCCTGCTACACTAAAACCACCTTGTGTAGCAACTTGGTCGTCCGCACCAAAAATATGAGCATGTCCAGGATCATAAACTCCGTGTGAGTGACCAGGATCTGAAATTCCGTGGTTGTGTCCAGGATCCGAAACTCCGTGATTGTGTGCAGGCATCTGACTAACGTTAATTGCAGTACCATCAACAGTAGTGCCTGCTGAAAAAGCTGAAGTAAATGCAACCGAACCTCCAGAACCAACAGAACCAGAACCATTAACAATTCTCAGAGCTTTATCGTTGTGGGTGGTTTGTCTTGTCCAACCCGTAGGTGCGGCAGCTTGTTGAAATATTAATGCAGTACCTGCTGGAAAGTATGCACCAGCCGCCAAAGCATTGGCTGAATTGGCTTGTGAAAATGCTGAAGCTGTTAAATTATTTAAAGAACTAATATTATTGGTATGTGTATTAGCTAATGTATATACTGATGCTGCATAACTGTTTACCGCTGAAATATTTGTATTTTGAGTTGTATCAACACCTTGTGTATATGATGTAATTGTGTTTGCTTGAGTATAAGCTGCATTGGCAGTTGCATATGCAGAGGCAGCATATGTGTTTACTTGAGTAACTCCTAATCGAGCCACTCCGTCAGTAGCAGTACCACCACTTAAACCATTGGCAAAATTATAAACATTTTGTGCATAATTATTAAGTGAAATGATTGAATTATTCTGTGAAGTGTTTATACCTTGGTTAAATAAAGCAATTGTATTGGCTTGATTGTATGCTGCATTAGCTTGTATAAACGCAGCATTAGCTTGAACGTAAGCAGGATCTATAGCAACACCTGGAGTACCTAATGTACCAGTAACATTGGAACTGCCAATAATACCTATAACTTGATTTACAATGGATGATACAACATTGGCATCTAACGGTAAATTAAAATTAATCATTAGTATCCTAACTCAGAGTGTAGTTTGCTGGTTCCAATTAGTTGAATGAGTGAGTTTTGTGTACCACCCATATTACTAAATTGTAGGAGTGTTTGATAGTCTTGTAGAACTGATAAAGAATTTTGATAAAATGCCCAATCTTGTGTTCTTTGGCCATCAACCAAAGTTTGTAAAGTTTGTACATCAGATACAATTACATTCATTGCTGCATTTGATATATTACTTGTATTTGCTGTAATTGAATTATTTAATGTATTATAATCAATGGTAATATTATTACTTGAATTTGATAACTGTGGTCCAATATACAAACTGGTAAAATTACCAAGTATAGGTGTATTATTTTGTACACCATCTGTTGTACTGGTTATGTTTAACATCTGGCGACCAACAGCCAAAGCAGAAGTTAAATCTGGATACAAAGCAGTATTGGCAGAACGAGAAACACCAGATAAATTATTAGTATGAGTTGTAAAACTAATTAAAGATGAAGATAATGTTGCCAAACTACTAGATAACGTATTTGCTGTGTCTGGAGCATTAGTAAAAATGGTTGTATTTGAATTGGCCAATGTTGCCAAACCGTTTAAATAGATTGATAGTGTTGCCAATACATATTGATGTGGATTTTGATAATAACCACCAACGTTACTATTGGCAAGGTCATTAATCTGCCATTGAGATAATTGTATGTTTGTGTTACTAATATAATTAATAACATTTTGTGAAAGTACATCCGCACCATTAAATAATGATGTGTTGAAATTGTATCCTAATCGACCATATACACTCATGATTATATTTCCATCGGACTAGTTGGTGGTGATGTTGGGAAACCTTTGTTACCAATATGAACGTGTTGGTCTACCTTCAATCTAAACATTTCCATTGCACCAAACATATCGGATACAGTAGGTGCAAACATTGATATACCAGCATTTATAAAACCTACTGCTGTGATTGACCCTGGTGTAGCAGGACCAGGAAGTCCAACATTGATACCACCAAGTGTTGAAATGCCTGCGGTTGGATTTGCTGAACCAGGAACACCAGCATGAATACCTGTGCCTGCGGTTACTGAACCTGAAGAATGTAAAGAATCAGCAAGTACTTCACCATGAACCGTAACATCAGTATCAACAATTAATCTATCACCAGCAATCATGTGAATTGATCCAGTTTGGCTAAGATTGTTAATATTTAAGTCTCCACCTGCACTCAAAGTCATATCACCTTTGGCTAATACATTATAATTACCATCAACAACTTTATTAAAATCACCTTTAATGTGTTCGTAGGCATCGCCTTGTACGTCCAATACCGCATCACCTTGAATCGTAATATTACAAATACCTTGAATTAATACATTGTTATCTTTAGCAACAATAGTATAATTTGTACCAAGTATTTTGTGAACTACTGAACCATCAGGTTGAATTTCAGTAAATGTTCCAGCTTTATGTTGTGTTCTAATACGTTCAGCACCAGGAGTATCATCAAACTCCTGAAAATGACCAGATTCGGTCTGCATTACATTGTTGTATGGGTACTGTGTATTGGATGCCGATACCGGTTCTGTCCATGAGTAATCTACTGTACCTGCGCCACTTGAATTAGCCATAATATGTCCTAAGGTTTAGCAGAACTTGGTGCATTAAATCCAGCGGCAGAAAATACTGCTGTTGTTGCTGCTTGTTGTGCTTGTGTATTTGCCACAGGAGTTAGACCTGGTGTTAAAGCAGCAATTGCTAAATTTGCCGGAGCAGCAGCTAAAGCAACCGAAGCGGAAATTAATTGTGATGTTTGATTTATTACATCTTTAGCTGCTGAAATAATACTATCAGATGAACTTGTATCAATACTATTAGTTGAATCTGCCACAACAGACAAATATCCTGCTTGTAATTGTGCATATGCTTTTTGTAAACAATCTTTAAAGAAAACAATCAATTCAGAAGGTAAAGCAAGAATATAAGCAATTAACTGTTTAATAGCATTAACATAAACAATTAAACCATTAATTTGAGCGGTTAAATCTTTTACCCATTTAGTAGCATCAGCAATATCGTGTGCTAATTTTTTTAATTGTGAACTTAATCCATTGGAAGTTGGCGTTACACCTAAAAAAGCTAATAGAGCTTTAATACCATTACGAATTGCAAGAATAATTTGTCTGCCTACTGAACCTGCTTTAAATAATGCGGTACTAACAGATGCCGGTAAATTACAGACGTGAGCAATATTTTGATTCGATTTGCGTAATGATGTGTCTGCGTTAGGAGCATTACCTGAAGCATAGATTGGAGTATTAGATGGTGCACCAGGTTGTGGTGTATCGCCAGATGTGACTGTTGTTGGTGAATTGTTGGCCGTAGTAACAACAGGCAGTGTTGCACTTGTTGATGTTGGTTTAGAATTTAATAATGCAACAAAAGCTGCAGCAGTTATACCAGCAACTTTAGTGGTAGGACTTAAATTTGATAATAAATTTGCCATTTTATTTTGGTTTTATTCCTGGAAGAATACCCATCATAATTGGAAATTGACCTGATTCTCCATCCATGAAGAATCCTACAATCCAATCTCCAACCCTTGGTTTACTAAAAGTATTAGGTGAATTTAATGGTAACATTGGGTGTGCCCAAGGTAAATCTTTTGTGGGTAATGCAGTAGTATCGTCTGTGTGCCATCCAAATATACGAACTTGGCAACGACCAATACCTAACGGATCCTTTCGTGCATCTTCATTTTCAATTACACCGACCCACCAAATAAACCCACTTAATCCAGCAAAATTATTACGTTCCATTATATCTGTACACCATTAATATATTGAGTTAAAGAAGTATTTGTACCTGAATAAGAAGTATTTACACTTTCTTTACACATTTCTAATACCGTTATATATCCGTTGTTTTTAACGATATGTCTGCACGCAGTCACAAGGTATCTACCTGAATAAAATGGATCAGGTTCTCTCGTAACATTTGAACCACTTTGTGTAAAGTTTACTGGATCAATTCCATAAGTATTAAAATTAACAACCGTACCGGCAGATAATAAAGGATCACCAGGCACAGAGATTTTAATTCGCATATAATTTGCTAATGCTAATTGAGCAACTCGATTGGGAATGTATTTTTCAATCTGTACATCATTAGCAACTGCATCAGGTCCTTGTGATACATATGTATTTTTCTTTTGATTGGCATTACCAGAACTCATTCGAAGTGTACCAATTTCAAGACCAACTGCAGTTTTTGGTGGTGTTTCATACATCGTACCACCCAATCTATTCTTATAGTTGTTGGTCAAAGGAAACTTATTCATTGTTTTGGTATTTGGATTTGAAAGATATTCATTGTAATTAAAAATACCAGTATTTGCTGTTCTTTGTAATGGATCTAAAGTAATAACTTTATTTGACCACATACCATTACTAACAGCACTTAAAGTATCAAAGAAATTCAACATTTCGAAATCACTAGCATTAGTTAATTGTTGCTGAATATTAATTTGACCTTGTACTGCCAATAAGTTTTTGGGATCATACTTATATGTTTGATATGAATTTGATTTATATAAGTTCTGTAATGAATGAAAATGATATCCGTTACTATTTTCATAGAACAACATATCAGCACCAGTATTGTTAGGTGGTAAAGCATATGTTGATAACCAATTGATAGTTTCAAATATTTTTTTGTTAGGTAATACAAAATCATATACACCTTGAGTGGCATCAATGTATAGAGGTTTATTACCTTTACCAGCCAATACATAAGTGTTTAGAATATTGGTAATAATATCCGATATCATTGTACCTTTAACTGATTTGGAGATACGATATTGCTCAGATAAAAAAAATTCTTCAGAAATAAAATTAATTACATATACTTCATAGTTATTACTATCAGCAGTAACTCGTTTACTAATTTTGTATACTCGATAATTTCTAGAAAGAAATAGATTATCTGCTGTGGTTTTCTGTAATTGAACCTGAAGAAATTCAGTACCATTCAAAAGATAATTATTAATAATACCTAAAGCATCTTGTATAACCACTTCACCCGAAATGGTTGAACTGTAAATGTCCTCATATAGATTTAATTCAATCATCAAAGGACTTAAATCAATAGCACCATTGTTTAATGGTGTATATAAAGCCAATGTTTTAAGATTATAATCGGTAGGATAACGTATATACTGTGTACCAGTATTTGTACCGTTGGTTGCCATATTACGAGCTCACTAAAGTTTGATAACGAGATTCAATTTGATTTGCGTATGCCGAATTAATGATGTTTATATTTCTTTTTGATTCATTTAATTTATTTTCATAATCATAAATTGAAACGGCATTGGTTGAAATAGTATATGTTATTTTTGTTCCATTAGAAAAAGATTTGGTTACTGTTGATGGTGTGATTGAATTATAAGTATTTAAATCAATCTCAACGGTTTTAATTACTGTTGTACCAGAATCACCATCAATAGAAGTGACTGTTTTTTCATAGTGATGAACAGTACCTTGAGTATATGATAATACATTACCATTGGCCACAGCATTATACTTATCATTCAAATAAATCAAAAACTGTTGTGAACTCATTGGCCAATCTGCCTGAGGATCCAATATGTTAGGATTACCATAGAGTGTAATCCAAAATCTAAACGGATCACCATAATATTTGTTGGCAATAATTTCTGGTGTATCACCGTCTTGTACAGAATAAGCATAGAACAACAAAGGGTTCTTGGCTAATTGTGGTATTAACTGTGTACGAATCAATAGATTTTTTAATGCAACAATGTTTCCATTGTTATCATTGGAGGTAAGATAAGGTAAAGAATTAAAGTATCTCATTGAACTATACTTTCACCAGGAGATAAAGTTTTTTGAACAGCTGCGTTTTGTTGTATTTGTTGTTGATTATTATAATTAGCTGCCACAGCACTACCATTAAAATTATTTTTAGTGTAGATAGTAGTTTCTTTAAATTGTAATACGATTCTAGTTTGTACTGGATAACCATCATCATACGTTGCCCAACCGTTAGGGGCATAATCAATTGAAACATTAGTTAAAACACAATCATTAACTGTAAATGTTTT